AACGTAAACCAGTCTGGCACACCCTGTAGCCTCGCATACTCACGCACTGAGTAAGGACGAACACCCATTGGGAATCGCTTGTCAGCAACCAAGCGCGTCGATTTATCCTTGGCGTAGTGAGCAACACAAGTCGGCGCTATATCTCCTTTGCTGGGGTCGCTGATTATTGGGAGGTCACGGTACTTACCCGACATTCGCGCTTTAATAGCGCTGGGCAAGGTTACTTCTGGGTCATGCTCGACAATTTCAGCCAGCGTCACTGGACGACAGTTCTTAGGGGGGCGAACTTCAAAAGGTCGGCGGGTACCAAAAATAATCAGACGATCTCTTCGCTGGGGTAACCAATGCTGAGATTGCACCGGACAAAAAACGTGAACGTAGTAATCCGGCAACTTTGTCATAGCTTCCATTACCAGCGGGAACGCTCTCATGCCAGGTACATTTTCCACAACATAGGCATCGGGCTTGCGAATGGCTAAGTGACGCAAAGCATGAAGGAATAAATCGTCACCAGTTCTTACGCCGTGAATATCACCTATCGTGGAATACTTGGTGCAAGGGTAGGTAAAAACCATCGCATCGCATTCTTCTTGGTTTAACACGAGCTCTTCAGTCAAGTCGCACTGTTTGACATGGTGACCAATATTCTCGCGATACGTCTTAACCGCGTCAGTATCAATTTCAAAAGACTGGTTAATGGTTAATCCCGCATTTATCAGCCCAATATCCATCAGGCCAGCACCACAAAAATAACTGTTTACGTTTATTTGCATCGTCAATTCCCAAATTTAAAAGTTAATTACTCTTGTCTAAATAAATCAGAACCCCGTTTCACCGATCCCTTATGGCTGGCACTGTGCTCAAGACTTGGGGCCGGTTCAATCGGATCAAGTGACATTACCTCGGCCAGCGTATCGCTATTTTCTCGAAGCCAATCCAAAAGAACCTCGCGTTTTCGAGCATCCGTTTGGGCTTTTGTCACACTCGGCGCCATTAAGATAGGTAAATCATCTACGTTAAGCTTTTCTAATACGCTATTCGCTCTCGCTATACTCATAACGTGTCCGAGTGAGTTAGCAATAGCCGCCTCACTATCATCATCTAATGGACCAACCTTGAATTGCGGGGTAACACGGTATTCACCATCAGGTATTAACCAACGGAACTCATCCCAAATTTCGAGGAACTGCTTATCTAGCAGAGCTACACGCTCATCGGTAGTTAACGCTCTGGCAGGTTGAGGCCCCGCTTCCTGAGGGTATTGCTTTGGTTCAGGACGACGTTTGTGAAAACTAATACCCTTACCGTTAATCACAAATATCTCACTACGGACCATTGAAAGAATATCTGAATAAGGTTCGGCAAAATCATATCCGCTAAAGGCTACAGGTATCGCGTCCTTGTGTGCTTGGTGTGCATGGTAAACATAGTAGCCCAGCTCAACATCCGCCTCGTTGGTGAATGCCGTAATGATTGCATTCGCGGTCTCAGGACAGGTAAGGGGGATTTTCGTAGAGAAACTATTTTGTGTTATTTCTTCCACGGCAATCAGTGTTTCGTAATTTTTAGTTGCAGCTGGTGTCTTCTTTTCGACTAACTTAAGGTGAACTTGCCTTTCCTCGTAATCCGTTAAGTTACTCATGGCGTCACCAAGTTTATCTTTATTCCATACAATCATTTGGGCCTGTACTACGGCACCGTTACCTAATTTCAAACCTTTATTCATCGTCAATCTCCAAAAAGTTAATTTCAAGAGGGGAGAACATTCCCCCCTAAATCACGCTAATTATTACCGCTTCACGGTTAAAACATTCCGAGCAGATATTCTTGCTCGAACCCATCAACTCAAGTTCCATTTCTATTGCACGGCGTCTCGAGTCACTTATCTTTGACTGGCACTTTGAACAGTGCGCGTCAGCCTTTGCCGGAACAAGGCCCTTAAATAGGTTGGGGATACTACTCACCGTGTAAATCCCTATGCGTGTCTAAGCGCCCCAAGCGAATTTCAACTTCAACCGTAACCGCAAACTTCTCCGCTAAAGAGTTACCAAAGTTTGCCGCTTGGTGAATATTGGCCGCTAAGCACTCAGCGGCACAGTGGTTCACTCGCTTGCCGCGTCGGTGGTCAAATAAGACTGTTGTGAAATATTGCATACCAACCCCCTTATTTCTTCGAACGCGCTCGAAGCGCTTTACGCTTTTTCGCTTCACGACGCTGAACCGCAGCGCTACCTTTAGGCTTCTTTCGGCCTAAGTGCTCAACCTTAGGTGCGTGATTCTTAGCAAGGTTGATAGACTCGAGGTGTGAGGCTTTTACTTTCTCACCCCACGCCCCAGAGACCGAGGCCCCCATATCCGCAACAATCGCGGTCATTAATCCAATCTTACTCACGGCTTTTCTCCTTATCGTCAATTTTAATCGTTAGGTTTTAGGTCTAAATACAACTGCCAGCGAAAACCGGCTGCGGTTTCGAAAAACAATAACTGGCCCGTTTGGTCGCAGTATTCTTTTCTAAGTGTTTCCTCAAAGGAATCACACTTAATAAATGTCTTGTCGAATTCCTCAATGGCTTCAACACGGCCATGGAATATCTTCGGTGGCCAGAAACTAAATTCCTCCGAACTTGGCTTACGACACACAATCATGTGGACGTTTTTATTCTTCTTCTTTGGCATCTTCAAAGTCCTCCAAACGTTCGTTCCAGTCTTCTTGATACAGTGAGAAGAAAATAGCCTGTAGTGCGGTATCATCCGATAAGCACGCGGCTTTACCCGCACCACCACAATCGGCATCGAGCGCTCGACTCAATTCATCGGCACACGAGATAGTGAGAACCGCAACTTGGTATTCCGCTTCAGGATCATCAGGGTCCACCCAAGTTAGATTTTCCATGATGTAGTCGTGAATGGTGTATTTACCTTCAACGAACTCCATCCAGCCCCATTCGGCATCCGTTAAAACGTACTCGATCGGAGAACCCGAACAAGAAACCTTATCAGGGATTTCATACATCCAAATATCTTCATTCGCTAAAATATCCTCCGAGGTATAACGCGGATGGTAATTGTGACGTTCTTCTACACCGACACAGCCCGATAAACAGCACCTAAGAAAGAACTTCATAAAAGCCAAAGCGTCAGACGCGCTAGGCTCTTCCGTTGCTAAATGTTTGAATTTCATTGCTTCTTGAGGTAGATACTTTTCCGCCGCATCCTTTCTTAGGTATTGGGACCCCGCGACAATTGCTAGTGCGGCTTGTCCTATTTCTTTTTGTAAAGCCCAAAAAACTACTTCAGCCGCGTCGTCACTATCAAATTCGTCGGTCTTAATATTTAATAACTCCTGAATTTCAGGGGTTACCGCACCATAGCCAACAACACAGGCAGGAGTCCCACAAGTGTGAATATCTTTAGCCTTATTAGACTCCCTTGGCTCTTTAAAATAAAAAATCATATTCAAAGGCAACTCGGCCTCAACCACTTTTTCCATCGTTGCGATTAACATGCGGAGTAGGGGAAACCGCGGGTTTACTTTTGGTGGTTGGTTATTCATACGTCTACGGCCTCCGCCCAGGCTTTTTCGAACACTGAGGTTGAAAGCGTGCGATGGCCGCCGAAATCGTAGCGGTGCAAAATCGCTTCTTTCGTGAACTCACAATCCTGTATTTGGTAGCACACGCAGCGAGTAACGTCATACATCAACACGCCTCGTCTCGTTTCCCCAGATATGGCGGTATATTCATACTCAACCGCTCGAATAATTTGGCCCTCCGAACCATAGTGACGCCCAGTGTTCCACTCCATACGGCGCATTTTTTCAGGTTCTGGTTTCACTTCTTCAGGGTAACAAGACCACGACGTTTCACTCAGGCCAAAGCCTTGTTGTCGGTCAATTTCAGAAACCGGTAGGTCCGCAGCAACATGGTTGCCATACGCTTCAGCAACGTCATAATCGCTTGCCATAACGTTAGGTAAAACAATCTGTCGGCCGGTATCGCTCTCTTCGAGCACTATTTTGAATTCTTTTAAGTCGCTCATTACTCGTCCCCTACCGGTAGGGTTGAAAGATAGGCTAGAACATCATCTGACAGCGTAAGAATGTTACGTATCATCTGCTCGTTCGCTTCGACAAATCCCGTTAGGTCGTTAGCTGTTTCGCCACCAAAGTCCACGCGGCCATCGCCCATACGGTCCTCGATATTAAGCTGTTTGCAATAGCGTTGTGCTTGTTCGAGTATGGTGCAGTCAGGAACGTGGGTTTCATCATCGGTGCATACGTCAAACACCACTCTTGGGCGAATAAAGTGCGGCCCTACTTGTGTGCAGTCAATTCGGTGATCTTTGACTTCACCATGCACCACACCTGAGAAGAACTGTTCACTTTCGTAGATTCGCTGGCACTCTTGCTTTAGGGTATTTATCGATTGCTTAGAGTCCTCTAGTTTCTTTTGCAACGACTCTATAACGTCCACTAGTTCGTCGTTACGGAAGTTTTCTAAATAATTTTTTCTGTTAATTTCACGCATCGTCAATTTCCTTAAAGTCACAATAAACTGGCCCTTCATCAGGCGCCATAAAGTCAATTTCTGGGTCGGTAGAAAACTCGCAGTGCTCAACCGTTTTGTACCCATCACCTAGCATGGTGCCACCACACTTTTTGCACACTTGGCGCATCGTCAATCTCCAAAAGAGGGGGGAATGTTCCCACCCGTTAGCGTTTATTCCTCTTCAGGGATAGGCCAATAGCCAAAGTCCGAGCCATCCCCTTCGTGAGCCCCAAAGTAATAGCCCTCTGGTGCTTGAGCGTCTAAAATCTCGAACAATTCTTCAAGCTTGTGACAGGCCTCCTCGCAATACCACCACTCGCATTCGTCACCTTCATCGGTTACCTATGCGGGGATAAAGCTGTAAGGTCCGGCCATTATCTGGGTATACTCCGCGTCAGCATATTGACGGACAGCATCCAGAAACGTCGGGATTAAATCTTGAGTCCGGTGCGTAGCACGGCTCACGGTACCTAGTTCAATTTCAATTCCATGCTTATTTTTCATCTTCCGCTTCCTCACGCTCCCAGCGTTTTAGTTCACGCTCTTTGAAGGCCAGCACATACTTCATGTACTTCAAGGTTTCCTTAGCCTCGGGCTCATCTTTGTGTAAGTGCTCAAACTCAAGGTCTGTTTCTGGAAGATAGCCCTCCGCGTGCTCGTATCTTTCCTCGGCTTTGCTGCAAAAAACCGAATAGCCCAAATACCCGAGTTCAGACAACAAATGACCCGCAATATCATCAGCTGTTTCCGTCGCCAGAAAGTCATTCATATCTACATTCAAGTATTTCTGAATTTTAGGGCTAACGGCACCATACCCAGTTACACAGGCTGGAGTACCACAAGTGTGAATGTCTGTGGCTTTGTCCGGACTATCATCGTCAACATAGTAATAGGCCATTTGAAATGGCAGCTCAGATGCAACCACTTGTTCCATGGTTTCAATCAATAGGCGTAATAAGGGGAAGTTTTGTGGAGTTTCCATATCGTCAATTTCCAATTTAAAAAGTTAATTACTTAAAAAGCTTAGAATGAAGAGCTTTTAAAATTTAAAGTATTCGTTTATTGCGAATACCAGAAAGTCATGCTCATCAATACCACTGGCAGCAGAGGCGCAGCCTATAAAAATATCACTCGAATAGTAATTGTGGGGGTCTTCAAAATCACCAGCTCGACCTTCATCACTATACTCAGGGTCATATTCACCAAGAAATTCAAGCAGTTCGTGCTTGGTCATATCGTGCATATTTCCGTTGATATCATGGGAGTAGGTATCAAAGAACGCTTTCATCGCGGCATGTTTATCATTCACTTGTAATTTAGTCATAGTCGTCAATTTCCAATTTAAAAAGTTAATTACAAAGAGGGGAGAACATTCCCCCCTCTTAGGCTGCGTCTTTTGCTCTTACCTCAAGCATGGCCAGGAGATAATCGGCGTAGCTGATAAATTCATCTAGGTATTCACTACCCAGATACAACCACGCAAAGCTTTTGATTTTATCGCGGTCAAGTCCTATACCTTCAGCCGAATACCGGCGAATGTGTATATTGACACCCAAGAGCGAATCAATCATCAACGAGCCCATTTCAAAATCATCCAGCACAAGGCTAACTTCTTCCACCAAGGCACAGATAAACGCAGACTCAATCAACATCCAGTGCGAATATTCCCAGCCCATTAGGGTTCTAATCTTCGCGTCACGGACACAGTAACCCTCGATTGTGGTGTGTGGCGTGTCTTGGGTTATCGGCTTGAGGTTATCAATCGAGGTGCGAGAGCCTTCATCTTTACCCTCGATGGTCATAGCCAAACGACCACAGTTTCTCGCCGTATGTGCAACCGCAATTATACGCCGGAAAATAGGCAGATTTTTACTCATAATCGTCAATCTCACTAATTGTCGGGTTAAACTATGCCGATTCTCGCGCCGTAGCGCCACCACGAGAAGACTTCTCGGTGAATTCGTCCTTACCTAGCACCTTTTCCATTGCACCCGCTGAGGATGCGATAGAGGCCGCGCATTCAACGCCACAGTTAAAGCCAAAATCGACCAGTTTTTCGACCACTGAAAAGTCCAGGCCGAGTTCTTGGCTCAGCGCTTCAGTACGACGATACATTTCGCCAAGGTCGTCAGTGCCCTTGAGTGCATCAGATTTTCGGTAGAGACGAATGAGACATTCGATTTGCTTGGCTTTCATCTGCATGACAGCTTCAGCAATCTCGCGTTGAGTTTGGCGCATAAGTTCGTGAGGGGAGGGAGCAGTCTGGTTTACAGGCTGGGGAATGGTGGCAGTCATATCGTCAATTTCCTAAGTTAATTAATCGGCTCACGCCGTAACACCCCGTAGGGCGGATTAGTTATACAAGGGCAAAATGCCCGAGTCAATTGCAATGGTCTTATTTCGACCAAAAACACAATTTGGGTGTGATTCACTTTCGCTGTCGTTTGTTGCACGTTGCGACAGTGAGGACCACAACCGAATTCAAATTCTTATCACGCAGAGCTCACAGCTCGTCACGCAAAGGTCGTTGGGTAGATCACTGCGACTTGCAGCAAGTCACAAGGAGGAACGAGGACATTGTGTGTAAATAAACCTCAGGTACGAATTAAATCGAAAGCGAAGTTTTTAAAAGTATACTTCTTAAAAAATGTTCCCAGTAAAATATATAAATGTACATTTAATAACGAAAGTTTGTGGGAACATTTTTGTCACCGGCTCAGAAGCCCTTGTTACCCACGGCATTGCGAGTAATAATTACCCTCACCGAAGTTACGCGTAACTGGTCAAAATTCGCACAGCTACAGGCCGCATTCTACCGTTTTGAGAAATCACAAAAATGGCCGAGAAAGTTTATGGGAACACAAAACCTAAGTTGTTGTATCTAGGCACTTAAATTGGGCTTGTGTGTTACTTTTGGTTGTTCTGTGTCAGTTTCGCCAAAAAGTTTACGGGAACAGGTGTTAACTGGCTCTGGAATGTCCCTTTGCGCCAGTCTAATTGCTGTGCTCATTTCGCAAATCAACAACATTTGGTGATGCTTCGCTACGTGTTCTGGGTCTAAATTGCCCAGCTCCATGACTCTCACACCCTTCAATTCTAGCGTGCCAATCTCGTATTGTAGCTTGCCATATTGGAGGACAACCACCGGCTTAGGCCAGCCAAAACCTATCGAAACGTTGTTAAATTCCATCGTCAATTTCCTGTCAAAATGTGCTCAAAATAGGGGGAGAATGTTCCCCCCTGAAGCCCTTAAATTGTCCTAAAATAGGGGAGAATGTTCCCCCTTGAAGCCCTTAAATTGGGCTTGGTTTTGAGGTTAAGGCAAATACCTGTGGCCTTAAAATACTTTACACGACCCTTGTAGAGGTCCTATATTCTCATGCGAGAAGCTTGGATAGAGGCTTGAGGGTTGGAATCGGCGCTGCTCCTATTTCCGCGCTGTCAACCCTCGATTCGAATTTTTTGATTCTTTTTCTCGAACCAAAAACCACCAGCCTCGATTCTAGATTCTATTTTTTAGAATGAAAGCGCACTTCCACCAGCCGAAAATTACTTCTTCTGTCTAGAGTCTCTGCTTTGAGGGTCGCTACGGAGATCAAAAACAACGGCACACTGGCGTAACTCGATACCTCAATTAAGCCCAGGCCATCGGCACTCGTAATGAGTACCGTGAACCCAGCCACCAGCATCATAAAATGCACCATAAACGCGATAAATAAAGCAATATCTGTACGTGTAATCATCATCAATTTCCTTGTATCTGGGGGAGAATGTTCCCCCTTAAATTAGCGCTCGAATCGAGCAAGTATGTCTTGGACCTCAGCACACTCAAGCACACCCTCATGCTCAACGTTGTACATAATAACCTCATCTAAGTCTTTGAGTGGGTTAGGTCGGCGTTGGCGCATTCTCCACCAGCGCTTGAGCTGCGCGGTTGTACCCACCAGCTCAAGTTTATTGAACCAAACTTTCTTGTCGTTTATGTATTCTGTGGTCCCCATATTCAAACCATTATTCTGTCTCAAAATTCGCATTGGTATTTTCATAATATTGTTCCCTCATATCTGGGGGGAATGTTCCCCCCTAAAATCGCCGCGACAGTCACGGCCCTGTAGTTGCCCAAATTCCCTTCACGCGAATTGCTATCACAATCCACCAGCCAAGCCCCTAGACACGAGAGCCTAGGCACTGGCACACACCACCTGCATAGATAGGCACGCGCTTAATAGCCTCGTGAAAAATAAAAAACCGATTAGCACTAGCAGTGCTAATCGGTTTTTCGTTTCTCGAATTGAGGGGGGGAATGTTCCCCCCGTCCCGCTGGGCTTACTTGTTAAGTTGCTTTTCAAGATCCTTTTGAATCTCAAGCGATAGGGCAAGCATTGCTTTGCTAACCTTGGCGCGGTGTGCCTTAGGTAAACCGGCCGCGTCTAGCGCTTCAAGTTGGTTATTGATTAGCGCTTGTGTGTGATCCTCAAGCTTAGAAACAAGAGCCATTACCGCGCTAGATACATTATCATCAGCCGCACGCTTTGCCGCGCCGCCTTCTTTATCCTTGCCTTTTACAGGTGCGCTTTTTGCGTCTTTGCTTGGCTTTTCTTCTTTCGCTTCTTTAGGCAAGTATTCACCTAAAAAGTTAAGCCATTCAACGCGCCCTTGAGGAGCACCGTTTTCGCCGTAAATATCCGCGTTTAATACCTTGTCACCAATTTGCGCGAATGTGCCGTTTAACTCAATGGTTTTGATTGAGTCGAAAAACTTGGTTAGATATTGACGGTTATCATTTACGAATTTCACGTAAGTTTTCCAGTAACCTTTAGCCTGATTGTATAGGCGTGAGCTGTCGCGGTTGGCTTTTGTACGTTGGTTAGCTGGCACGCCGTATAAGTCACAACAAAGCGCGATGTTTGCACCTTGTTCCATGTTGTGTGCTACGGCATAGCACGCAATAGCCATTTTAACGGCTGGCACACGTAGATCATTCTTATCAGCAGTAACAAGAGCAGAAGCAAAAACAGAAGCATTGAAAGTGGTAGCAGTAGTCATATCGTCAATCCTTAAAAGTTAATTTGTTGGTGGGGGAATGTTCCCCCCTCGAGCCGTGTTTAGTGGTACGTGTCCCGAGTTGCATTCACTATAAAAGGGGGGGTGGATTTTATGCAAGAAAACGGGGTGATATAGTGGGGTGGCCCTCTCACTCCACCTGAAAAATTTTTGGAATTTTGGAAGGTTATAGATACTACCCTCGACCCTCAAACCTAGAACCGCGACCCGAGAACCTTCACCCAAGAAACTAGAAACTTTACCCGAGAACTGCGACCTGAGAACCTAGGCCAAAAAGAAAACCCCGAGGGATTATGGCCACTCGGGGTTTGAGACGTTCAACGTAATCAGAGGTCGTTGTTCGTAGGATAAGCTTGAAACTAGGTATGCGGACGGGCACAAAGATTAGAACAGGCTTTATCGTCAATTTCCAAATTGTAAGGAGCGCTGGGCTCCCGCGTTGAGGCATGTAAGCTGTTTGCTGTCAACGCCAACTAAAGTATAAAAATCTCCTCAATTGGTCAAGTAAGTAAACCGGTGGCACACCTTATATTCTGTTATATAAGTGTTAAATCACGAGGGCTTTTGTTGTCGTATTTCTGAAATAAAAGACACAATAAAATTGTGTTTTTGTAGCTGGAAAAGTTCGTCACTTGAAAGCACTTACACACATTGTCAGTGTGTGCAAAGAAACGTAAAAAAGGCGAAAAAATTTTTAAAAATTTTTTCGCCTAAGGTTATGCCTGATTGATTAATGAGCGTTTAATTGAATGTTCAGTCCATAATACTGAATAACTAATCGGTTTTTCGAATCGCGTCCCACGACTTGGAGAAACTGATAAAGCGTACTTAGCTCTTTGGTTCGACGATAGAATTCACCTTCATCCACGACAGCCCCGTTTTTAAATTCGCGAACAGATGCGGCGTAGAGTGTATATAAATCCCTACCGGCTATAGAAGGTAGTGACTTAAGCTCATCAATCAACTCGTCTTTTGGTAGGGATTTAAGCACCGCTATCATAGAATCATCAGACAATTCAATATACCCAGAGGCTTCGAAGAAGTATCGAACGTTATTATTCATCTGTCCGAGCTGGCGCACGAGCTCATGATGTGAGTCGGGTAAGGTGTAGTCGCGATTGTTGACCAGTCTCGGATAAGCGCGTAAGGCCCACGAGATAATCTTGTCCTTTTCTTCGGCAACAATTTTGTTACCAATATCCAGCTCTCGATTTTCAGGGGGAATAGGTCTTTCCGTATTGAGTATCAACCAGCGTCGAGTAAATCCTTCCGAGAAATCTTTAGTTTTTGGCAGATGGTTTGAGGCGAACCAATGTGTAGCCATCGGCTGCAGGGTGTTATGTTGGTTGATGTTTCGCTTAAGCGTGACTTCTTGGCCATCAACAATATCTTTGAAGCGCTGGCTGTTGATAGGTTCGTTTTCAGAGAGTTCGCCACACAGGTTTAGTAGTTTATTCGATAGCGCGGCCAGCGCGTCGTTATCTCCCCACTTGTTAGGCGGGAGTGAAACGCGCTTTTGGGGTGGTACCAGACCTCGAATAATATTGAGTATCTGACTCTTTCCTGATTTTGGCGTGCCGTGAAGTAGGATGGCCCGTTGAAAAAGTGTACCCGTGTTGAAGAACGTCGCGGCCATCGCTTCTTGCAAAGCCATTATGTTATCGCTCTCGTCGTCGTTCTCCCAAATCTGGGTGATAAATTTATATAGCTTTTCGGGCGGGTAAACTTGGTCTGGGTTGAATGTGAATGGCAACGTATAGGTTAACCCCATATCTGGGTCATGGGGTAATAGCTGAAGTTGGGAATTCACGAACCCGTTGTTGAAGTTCACCCCCACAGAATTGACGCGTCGAAGGGGTAGGGCTAGTTTGTTTTTGATAGCCGTAATAATCGTATTGGTGTTACGCGTACCCTTGTCTGTGAAGTTCGACGGAAAGTAGGTGTTGATGATATGGCTTATCTCATGGTCTTCTACCGGTTCCCAATGCGTGCCTAACCAACGGCATAATCTCTGTGCGTCGATGGCCGCATCATAGCGATGCTCGGTTTGACTTGAGAGAAATTGAGTAACAATAGTAACGATGGCCGGAAGGTCTATCACGCCCCGCGCTTGCTTCCTTAGGTTTGCTATCTGACTATCCATCTTCGTCATGTTTAGCTTCATCCCAGACTGACGCGAGATATATCGCTTGAGCTGGTCTACTTCGAGTTTGGTTACCGTGAATGAGCGTGCTATTTCTTCCATGGCCGACTGACATGCACTCAACATTTGGGTTTCGTTGCCTATGGCGTCGGACATTTTATCGTAAACGTACTTCTGAAGGCCTTGATAGGTGTATTGCGCGTCCTTCGAAGTGAAGGGAATCGCGTATCTGTCCCTTAGATTAGAGCCAATATTGACGTCCCAGTGGGGCGGAAGGCGAAGGTTGTAGTACATACGCACTTGGTGGATAAGTGAGTAGAAGGTCTGGAAATAGGCGTCTTTTTGATGATTTGGGGGTATTTTGGCAAAATTTTGCGAAAAACTATCATAAAGCGCGTCAATTTCTTGCAAAACGGGCAAAAGGTACGTGTTTTGGTCGCAATTCAGTAAAAAATCGTAGCAAAAATGCGTCAGGTAAGAGCGCATAGTTACGTCCAATTGGCCTAGAGTGTGTAATTTTGTCCTTGCTTCGTGCTGGTATGGCTCTTTTTGAAACTCCACATCCGGCATAATCTCCTGCAACACATCCATGATATGGTGTGGTTCAAATACCGGTAAGTTATCTACGACGTCTTTGGTAGGTACCTGAGTCGGTGAACTTAGTACTACGAACGTATCTTCCGCTAAGAACGAAAGTAAACTTCCCTCGAGGCCCGAGCCAAGAACCGTGAACGATTTTAGTGACTCACTACAAGGCGAAGGTGCCGGCGCTTTAAAAATCATGTAATGGCTATTTGATTCAGAGACCAGCCAAAAGCTTGAAGGAAGCTTATGAGAGAGCGAAAGCTTTAAATCGGATTGTTTATGATCGAGCCTTAACGCGACAAGACAATATTCACTCTCGTCTTTGAGCGCCTGACCTAAGGCCACGCCGCAAAGCTTATCCGCATGTGTCGCTTGCCAATTCTTTTGGTGTAACTCCTGGGTCGCATGAAGTATTTTATCACTGGGGATAGCAGGGAGCTTTGAAGTTTTAAACAGCGGAATGGTTGGGGTACCTACAGCAAATAAGGCTTTCGATAATAAACTATACATGCGGTTACTCCTGATTAAGTACGAGTTTCATTTCTTCGATAAACTCAGTTTTTTGCTGCGGTGTTAGATAGCGCTCCATGCTATCGAGGATAAACGTTTTGAATACACCAAATTGTTTTATACCTGAGGCTCGTTCTTGAACATCGAGTATTTTTTCCATCAGTGACACCATGGTACGAAACGTACTGGTCATTTCGCTTGTGTCACTTTTGTTCAGTGCCGTTTTAAATGTTTTCATATCACGGTAAAGCTGAAGTGCTTCCGTCTCGAAATCAGGAACCGCATCTGAATCCTCTATTTCTGAGTCTGCAACGGTTATGCCAGCGTCGGTTTGAATGCTAAAAAGCGCAGTAAGGAATTCTATCTCGTTGGGCTCGTAAGGGCAGTCTTCATCGTCGAGGTAGGTTGGGTCGTCTTGAATTAGTTTTTTCCACGTATTCAGCGTTGTGAAAAGGTTAGGGGTGAACTCAGGATAGAACTTGGGTGTTTTCATCGTCAATCTCCGCTTTGTTATAGGTTAAATATCATACCGCAAGATTGCCTGTATAGTCAGTAACGCGTAATCTAGTCGAAAAATAGACTAATTGACGATAATTGAGGTAGCTGTGGCTAATCAGTTTTTAATGGATTTGTACTCGACTGCAGAAGGCCGGTACAACAAAGATTCGAAAGATATGACGCATGGGGATTGGATGTGTGCCAACACTTCACTCAACAAGCGGCCCTTTAGCTTCGAGCGCTACCCCTTCCAAAAGCAGATTGCGGATGATATGCACCCCAGCCTCGATTGTATAAAGCCCTCTCAGGTTGGTCTTACCGAAATACAGATTCGTAAAGCGCTGGCGATATTAAGCCGGACGCCCAACACCTCTTTGATTTACACCATGCCGAATGAGCGGATGTTTAAGCGTATTTCAAAAGCGCGTATCCAGCCGTTGATTAATTTTGATAAAGCTTTCAGGCAAGAGAATGGGGACAAGACCAAACAGTCTATGGACCTTATGCGGATTGGTACCAGTTTCCTTTACGTTACCGGTTCTGCAGAGGCCGACGCCACGAGTATCAACGCGGACTTTGTATTTAACGATGAGATTGACTTAACAGACCCGTCAATGTTGTCACTCTTTAACTCTCGTCTACAAGGTTCCGATCACCGTGTTAACCAGCGTTTCAGTACCCCAACTTATGAAGGGGTAGGCGTAGACAGAGGATACCGAAGAAGTGACCAGCATGAGTACGTGATTAAGTGCCGTTGCTGCAACCATTACCAAATACCCGTATTTAGCCGAGCGTTCGTCGAAGTCGATGGCCTACCCGATGATTTGGAAAAATTTGAAGATATCTCAGATAACCTTATCGACTCTGGCCAGCTCGATATTCAATCCGCACGCGTGGTTTGTGAAAAATGTCGGAAGCCACTAAACCTTGCTGACTATGAAAACCGTGAATGGGTGGCTAAATACCCGAGTCGGGTGCTCAACCGCGGGTACCGTATCCGCACGTTCTCGACTCATCGACTAGACCCTCAATATTGTTTCGCTCAGTTATTTGATTACAAATCGAATGATAACCTGAAGGGCTTTTACAACACGGTTAAAGGTGAGCCCTACAACAACGAAGACCAGAAGCTTTCGTTAAGCCAGATAAAACTAGCCATGGGAAGCCCAGCTATCCCAGAGCCAAGACAAGGTGAACCACACTTTATTGGTATCGATATGGGGGTAACGTGCTACATCGTTGTAGGTTGTGGTACCGACCCTAGAAAGATGCGGATTATTTTAGCCACTTACTGCCATATAGACCAATTACGGGGGCTGGTTAATAAGCTAGATGAGCAATATCATTTTGTTGGGGGAGGCTTGGATAGGTACCCTTATACTCCTACCAGTAATGATATCCGTAACGGTAGCCTCGGGCGAATTATGCCGGTGCACTACACGAAAAGTAAGGAAGTTGCTGAAGAGAAGAATGCACTCGGGGAAGTGGACTATATCAAGGTAAACCGTACCGATATGTTAGACCATGTGGCCACAGGTATAAGAAACTTAACGTGGTCGATTGAAGGTTACACCAGCAACCAAGACAAAATAGAGTCTCATCTTCAGGATATGATCAGAGAAGAAGTCGAAGAGGAACAAGCCGTTTGGGTTAAGCTTTCGGGTAAAGACCACTTCTTCCACGCTATGGCCTATCTCGCCGCAGGGGTCTCGTATAAAATTATAAAGGATGGTCTTGAGGGCTGGGTGAATGTGAATACCGATTTCTCTAACGCTGGCCACGGCGGAGGTATCCTTCTAGGCCAACAAGATAATGATATCTTTGGCACAACCGACTTAATCGGTTATTCTTCCAGCAATAACCCGACAAAAATAATTCGTCGGTACTAACAATTTGGGAAATTGACGATGGCCGGAACACTACTTAGCAAGCTCAAGGTAATTGTGCCTAATCGGTTTAAGCCGAAAGGGAGTACACAAACTGCGACCTATAACGCAGAGAACAACACAGAAGTCCTATCGCTCCCAGATTATCGGGAACACCTAGAAGATATCTATTCAAGTCGAGTTTCGGATAACTCACAAACACTCATTATGAAGCTTGTTAAGTCCGACCCTGATGCGTCAGCCGCATTAGGCGCGTATCTAACTACGGCTGGGAGCTCTATCCCGTATATTGTTGTAAAAGACCCCGACGGGGCGATTGACCGCGATGGCGCCAAGATAGTTAATGAACTTATTGAAGCCTTAGAGACCCGCCGCGACTACTCTAAAGGTTATTTAAGACCTAAGACTCTGCGAGAACTATCAGAAGAATTCCGCTACATGTTATTAGCCCGAGGTGGTATAGGCTGTGAAACGGTATTTGGGGATCAACTTCAATTAACCGAGCTTCGCAATATCGATATGGCCAGTATTCGATGGCAAGAAAAAGAGCCTGGGAAAATGGTGCCGTGGCAAGACCAAGGGGGCGGGGACCCAATTAAAATGGATATCCCTTCTTTCTTCGTAGCTTGGTACCGAAAATCACCTATTGAAGCTTACGGCCATAGCCCCTTCGTTAGTGCAATTAATACCATGGCAGCAAGGCAACAGGTGATTAATGACTTGTATCGAATCATGCAAGTTACAGGGTTCCCGCGAATCGCTATCAAGGTACTTGAAGAAGTCTTGGTGAAAAATGCTCCGGCTGACGTTAAAGTAGACCCGCAAAAACTAAGAACCTATATTTCTCAACGCCGCCAAGATATTGGAAGCGCGTTTGCTTCGCTGCGTCCAGACCAAGCGATGGTTCACACCGACAGTGCTGAAGTTTCAATGCTTAATGAAAAGAACCCCGCAACAGGTATTAAAATTCAGGAAGTGATTGATACGCTTAACGCCCAAAACCAAGCAGGGTTAAAGACGATGGCCACGGTACTTGGTAGGGGTGAATCGGGTGTAAATACCGCGACGGTTGAAGCGAACTTGTTTGCCAAAGCTGCCGATAGTTTGAATGAGCCTATCGGAGAAATCCTAGGCAGCATGCTTACGATGGCTTTACGTATGCAAGGCTCCGAGAGTCGAGTTATTGTCAGATTCCCTAATATTGATTTGCGTTCGGAGCTTGAGCTAGAGGCCCAATTGAACTTGAAGTCAAACCGCTTGCGAACCGACCTAAGTGATGGGTTGATAACCGACGATGATTACCATATTGCCATGTACCGTCGCATTAGACCGGACTCGGTAGCTGAGCTAAGTGGAACGGGGTTTATTGGCGGCGCTATGGAAGTAGAAGCAGAAAAAGTAAGCCCTAATTCTGACCCGCAAGGACGTTCTGTTAGTCGCGCTTCAGACAAAAGTGCGAAGTCTAACGCTAACCAGTCTTAAGGTTAATTTTTAATCGGGCTTGGCAACGCGATTGAAAAGCCCTAAGATAATCGAAAATTTGGATGGAAATTGACGATGGCTAAACGGCTAACCCTCACTGAGCGTATCAAATCGCTTATCACCGCAGCCGCGGGTGATGAAATAGACTTTTCGCAGATTGCAGCGTATGAGAGCGTTGCGGCATCTACTCGTCCAATCAATCAACCAAGCACAGCCTATCATGGCGCACAAATGACAGAAGGCTTTCTGTCACAGATGGCCGCGTACTACAAAGAAGAAAGTGTCCCTATTCAGGTCATGCATAATGGTCAGATGCTACCTGTAGGTAAGGTTTTTGCCGCAGATACCTATAGCGCGGATGAAGGACACACGGACTTAAACGTTCTTTTCTATGTCGATGCTGAAGGCCCTTACGCCCGAGATATTGACCTTTCTATTCTAGATGAGGTTTCTGTCGGGGCAGCTCCCAATCACGCGTACTGTTCTGAATGTAATTTCGACTATATGGCCGAAGGCAACGAAATGAGTTTCTGGTTTCGTGAATGTGATAATGGCCATCGAATTGGTGAGAACGGAACCCACCTTCGATTAACCGACCTCCGTGCTTGGAAAGAATTATCACTCGTGAACAAAGGCGCGAGTAATAAACCGAAGATACTTGGCTCTGCCAAGCAACGTCTGGGCAAAGACGCATATAACCAGCTTGCCGCTTCAAGTTCTCCTGAAGCCGTACAGTACAGTTATATGACTTGCTCCCCCACTCAAAGTGAAACAACAGGTGAAACTATGGATTTATCAGCTTTAACAAACCAAGTTTCTACGTTGTCCGCAGCTAACGGCAAGCTAGAAGTTAAACTCGAAACGGCAGAGGCAGCGCTTACCGCTTCTCAGTCGGAAGTTGCCGCGCTGAAAGGACAAGTAGAAGAACTAAATACGAAGATTGAAAATGGTTCTGAGACCAAACTTCAATCTGATCTTTCAGCCGCTCAAGCGCAACTTGAAACGGCGAACAAAATTGTCGGCGTGTTCGATGAACAACTAAAACTGGCTGCGGTTGCAGCGGGTTTGACGTTGGCTGAAGACGCCAGCGCTGACGAGAAAATTGAGCTGTTAAAACAAGCTCAAATTAAACTGGCAGCAATCCCAAGGGGTGGTGTTGGCAAAGGTGCGGATACACCGGAAGCTGACGACGTTCTGGTGCTTACTGCCGCGCATAACAGTGCGTTTGTTTCTAATCGATAAGGGGAAGAGTCATGCAAATTGGCGATTTACAACATAAGGGTATCCGCACTGAATCCGCGGCAGCATCATTCTATCTAGATGCCTCAATCACGGGTTTTGCGGACGTTGGTAAACCGGTTTCGGTAACCGGAGATTTTACGGTGGGCTTTGGTGCTGCAGATGATGAGATTCTAGGTTACCTAGAGTCTTATGAAAACCGTGAAGTTGAAGGCGTAAAAATGGGTGCTGTGTCATGGCATATGTGTGCCGAGTTTGAATACGCGGGTACAGCTCCGACAGTGGGTGGCCACGTAGTATCAAACGGTGACGGTAAAGTAAAAGCTGCCGGAGCCAACGCGGGTCGCAACGTGGTTGTTGCCGCCGTTGATACCACTAACAATATGGTATCTGTAATCTTCCGTTAATTCGGAAGATTCGCACCACAAATAAAAATTTGGAGATTGACGATGCAAGCAGCAAATCTTAGTCAGATTAAACGCGCCCCACTTAACGTGGTTTTAGCGGGTATTAATAGTGAGCACAGCGACGAATCTATTCGCGCTGGCGTAAAGCTGGTACAAGCAGCAAAACAATACGGTATTAACGTTCGTGATTACCTAAACCTAGCGGTCGATGTAAACGCATCGAACGACCCTACAAACGGCAAAAATTTCCGTTTGGCTAACGGTAACTTAATGACAGGTTATCAAGCAGCCATTATGGATTTGAACCTCCCGTTTAAAAATGCTTTTGAGCAAGGTATTACCCTTCAAGCTGCAGCGGATACTTTCAGTGCACGCCCAGGCTCTCGCGCACTTTTCCCAGAAGTTATCGATGATATGCTTCAATGGAATACGCGCCAAGATATGTTCGAATCAACGGCACCTATGGTGGCACAGACCCGAACTATCACCGGCCACGAGCTTATTACCACCGCAATTCTTGACGATCAAGGCCAGCTAAATACTTCGCCTATCGCGGAACTTGCAAACATTCCGATGCAGACTATCAAAAGCTCTGAGAAGTCGGTTAAGTTCTTCAAGCATGGTTCAGGTATCCGTACCTCATACGAATTTGAACGTCGTGTGAGCCTAGATATCCTGACTCCATATGCGGCCCGTATTGCGCGTAACAAAGAAATCAGCAAAGTGAAGATGGCAACCTCGCTATTGATCAATGGTGATGGTGTTCACGAAGCTGCAGAAGTGGTTCCAGCTTCTAATTATAAAGATTGGGATGCGGCTAAAGGCCTTAAAGGTAACTATGTTGCCTTAGCGGACTTCTTGGCGCAACGTGCGCGTAAAGGCGTACCGGTTGATACTATCGTAGGTAACTACGATATGTGGCTAGAACTGTTCCTAATGTTCTTACCAACTCAACCTAACGGTAAGTCTACCTCTGAAATTCTTCA